CTGGGACGCGCTCAAGGCCAAGGACGGCCCCAAGCTGGAGACCCTGGCGCTCGAAGAGCTCTACGGTACAGGCGAGCGTGGACCGAACTACGACCGCTACGGCAAGCTGGACTGGAAGCGCCTGGTGGACAACAAGATGACCGCCAAGGACGGCGTGCACCCCGACGTGCTGGCCGAGCAGTTCGGCTTCAGCTCGGGCGATGCCATGATCCGCGCCATGCTGGACGCCGAGCCCGAGGCCAGCGTGATCGAGGGCATGACCGACCAGCGGCTGCTGGAGCGCTACGGCGATCTGGCCACGCCGGCTGGCATCGAGCGCGCCGCCAACGAGGCCGTGCACAACGAGGCACGGGCCCGCTTTGTGGCCACCGAGCTCCAGGCCCTGAGCAAGGCCAACAAGCCCGTCAACGCCCTGGTGGCCGCGGCCAAGGAATTTGCCAAAGGCCTGGTGGCCAAGCGCCTGGTGCGCGACCTCAAACCTGGCCAGCACAGCGCAGCCGAGACCCGCGCAGCCAAGGCCGCGCAGAAGGCCATGAGCAAGGGCGACACCCAGGCTGCCATCCTGGCCAAGCGCGACCAGCTCCTGCAGTTCTATGCAGCCAAGATGACCACCGAGGCAGTGGCCGAGATCGAGAAAAAGGTCAAGGCGCTGCGCAAGATCGGCGAGTCCACCAGCCTGCCCCTGGAGTACCAGGACCAGATCAACAAGCTGCTCGAGCGCGTGGACCTGAAAGCCCGCACGCTGCGCGAGATCGACAAGCGCGCCAAGCTGGCCGACTGGATCAAGTCGCAGGAGGAGATGGGCATCGAGCCTGAAATCCCGGACTACCTACGCGAGGACAGCCAGCTCACCAGCTACAAGGACATGACCGTTGAGGAGGTGCGCGGCCTGTATGACACCGTCAAACAGATCGAGCACCTGGGCCGGCTGAAGAACAAGCTGCTCACCGCCAAGGACCAGCGCGAGTTCCAGGCTGTGCGCGACGACATCGCCGGCAGCATCCTGGCCAACGCCGGTGACCGGCGCGCCAACGTGCGCGAGCCCAACACCAAGCTAGGCCGCTGGTTCCAGGGCATCCGTAACTTCGGCAGCGCCCACATCAAGGCGGCCACCTGGGCGCGCCTGTTCGATGGCGGCAAAGACGGCGGCAAGGTCTGGGAGTACATCGTGCGCCCGGCCAACGAGAAGGCCGAGTGGGAAGCCGTGCGCCGGGCCGAGGCCAGCGAGAAGCTGACCGCGATCCTGGGCCCCTGGCTGGCCAAGGGCAAGCTCTCGCAGAAGACCGAGTTCAAGAGCATCGGCCGCAGCCTCACGCGCCAGGAGGTCCTGGCCATGGCGCTGAACACCGGCAACGACTCCAACCTGCAGCGCCTGCTGGGTGGGGAGGGTTGGACCGTGCAGCAGATCATGCCGGTGCTGCAGTCCCTGGACAAGGGCGACTGGCAGATGGTCCAGAAAATCTGGGACCACATGGAGAGCTACTGGCCCGAGATCGCAGCCAAGCACGAGCGCGTCTACGGCGTGCGCCTGGAGAAGCTGCCCACCGGCTCGGCCATCGCCCAGCAGTTCGGCGTGAAGGGCGGCTACTACCCGGTCAAATACGACCCCAACGCCAGCATCCGCGCCGAGGAGCACGCCGACGCGGAGAAGGCGCAGAGCCAGCTCAAGGGTGCCTACAACGCGGCCACCACCAAGCGCTCTTTCACCAAGGCTCGCGCCGAAAAGGTAGAGAACCGCCCGCTGCTGTACAACCTGAGCGGCCTGTACTCGGGCGTAAACGACGTTATCCACGACCTGGCCTGGCATGAGTGGCTGATCGACACCAACCGCCTGATGCGCTCCACCGCCATCGACACGGCCATCCGGGAGCACTACGGGCCCGCTGCCGGGCGCCAGCTCAAGACCTGGAGGGATGCCATCGCCGAGGGCGACGGGGCCAGCCAGGAGGCGCTGGACAGCGCCCTGGGCTACCTGCGCCAGTCGGTCAGCGTGGCCGGCCTGGGCTTCAACGTGGTGAGCGCTGTGATGCAGCCGCTGGGCCTGACCCAGTCCATCAGCCGGGTGGGCGCCAAGTGGGTGGGCAAGGGCATTGCGCACTACATCGCCAACCCCGTGGCCGCCACGCGCGAGGCGCAGGAGAAGTCGGACTTCATGGCCAACCGGGCGCGCACCCAGTTCCGCGACCTCAACGAACTGCGCAACCGCGTGCAGGGCGAGGACGGCCCCATGAACAAGGTGCGCAAGAATGCCTACTTCCTGATGATGCAGTGCCAGCGCATGGTCGATGTGCCCACCTGGCATGGCGCCTATGAGAAGGCCATCAGCGAGGGCAACGACGAGGAGCGCGCCATCGACCTGGCAGACCAGGCCGTGATCGACTCCCAGGGCGGCGGCGAGACCAAGGACCTGTCGGCCATCGAGCGCGGCGGCCCGGCCCAGAAGCTGTTCACCACCTTCTACTCGTTCATGAACACGGCCGCCAACCTGGGCTACCTGAGCGCGCGCACCGGCAGCCCTGGCAAGAAGGCCGCCGACGTGCTGATGCTGGCTGTGGTGCCCGCTGTGCTGGGCGCGATCCTGAAGGACGCCATGACCCCTGGCGACAGTGGCGACTATGACGACTGGAAGAAGCTGATGCGCAAGCTGCTGGGCGAGCAGCTGTCCTACCTGCTGGGCCTGATGGTGATCACCCGCGAGTTCGGCGAGGCCGGCAAGAATATGGTGGGCGCATCGGATCACCCGCGCGACTACGCCGGCCCGGCCGGTGTGCGCATGATCAGCGACAGCTACCAGTTCGCCAAGCAGGCCAGCCAGGGCGAGTTCGACGACCAGTTCCGCAAGGCGGCCGTCAACCTGCTGGGCGACGTTGCCGGCATCCCATCGGCCCAGGTCAACCGCACCATCACCGGCGCCAAGGCGCTGAAGGAAGGCAAGACCAGCAACCCGATGGCGCTGCTGATGGGCTACCAAGAGCGGCACTAGGCGTGTGCTTAAGGGCAGATTCCTTGGGGACAATCCACGTCAACTAGGAGTCTGCCCTTATGACCGTACCCGCGACCACCCGAAAAGCTGGGCCGTTCATCGGCACCGGGGCTCAGACCGTCTTCCCTTTCAGCTTCAAGGTGTTTGCCGCCACTGACGTCAAGGTGGTCCAGGCCGACCTGACAGGCACCGAGACCACGCTGAGCTCGGGTTACACCGTGAGCCTCAACGCCGACCAGGCCAGCAGCCCTGGCGGCAACGTCACTCTGTCCAGCGCACTGGCCACTGGCTTCAAGCTGTCCATCATCGGCAACCTGCCATACGACCAGACCCTGGCCATACCGGCGGGCGGCAACTACAACCCCGTGGCCCACGAGAACGCGCTGGACCGTATCGTGGAGCAGATGCAGCAAGTGGTGGAGCTGGGCAGCCGGGCGCTGGTGCAGGGCGCCACCGGCGCGGGCGGCGGCTCGCTGCCCTCTGGCGTGGCATTCAACGTGCTGGGTTGGGACTCGTCTGGCGCCAGCCTGCAGAACTACAGCCCCTCGGGCCTGGGCGTGGCCATCAGCTACGCGAACTGGACCACCCAGGTCTTCACCGGCAATGGGGTGCAGACCGCCTTCGTCCTGACGACCGACGCCGGCACCGCCAACAACATCAGCCTGAGCGTGGGCGGTGTGACCCAGGTGGCGGGCGTCAACTTCAGCTACGCCCCGGCCACCAAGACCATCACGTTCCTGACCGGCGCGCCCCCAAACGGCACCACCGTGGCAGCGCGCTACGGGCAGGGCTTGCCTGTTGGCACGGTGGCCAGCACCAACATCACCGACAGCACCGCCTTCGGTCGTAGCGTGCTGACTGCTGCCAACTCGGCCGCCGCTGGCATAGGCGGCGCCACGGGCGGCGGCACAGACACGGTCTTCTACATCAACAAGCCGGCCATGACAACGAGCTACACGCTGCCCGCTGGCTACAACGCCAGCATGGTGGGTCCGTTGACAACCCCCACTGGCGCAACCCTCACAGTGCCTTCTGGCGCTAGATTGGTAATCCTATGACAGTAGTAATTGACGGTACCACAGGTGTCGATACCATCCAGAACAACACGGTCACCAGCGCGAAGATCGTGGACGGGGCTATCACGGCCCCTGACTTGAACGGTGCGCAGAGCGGCTCCGCGCCGATCTTTGGCGCTCGGGCGTGGTGCGTGTTTGATGGAACGTTGACTGGAACCAACGCGCCGACCGCTGGCGGCAACGTGACCAGCGTTACCAAGAACGGCACAGGCGACTACACCATCAACTTCACCACTGCGATGCCCACTGCGAACTATGCGGTCGTAGGGTGGGCGCGAGATACGGTGACAAATTTCCCATACTTGTCTGGCTCTATTGCAGCGGCACCCGCTACTGGCTCTGTTCGTGTCCGCGTTGCCAACGGAGCAAACGCGACTGTCGATGCGCCGTTTATCACGGCAGTTATTTTTGGATAAGGCCCACCTATGTCCCAAACAATCATCACAGCCGGTGACGCCTCTGCCGGTCTAGTCCAATCCGCAGGCAACGACGGCACCCTGGTGCTGCAGTCTGGTGCTGCGGGTGCGAAGGTCAACGCAATTTCGCTGGCAGCTGATGGCACGCCTACGTTTTTGAAGGTGCCTGCCAACGCTGCCGTGCAGAGCATGGTTCGCTTGAACACGGTCAATGGTTACGGCAGCACGAACACCAGGATTCGGCGCTTCACCAACGTGGTGGCTAACCAGGGCAGCGACATTACCTACGCTGACAGTGCAACGTTGGGGGCATCGTTTACGATCAATGCAAATGGCGTATATGCCATTAGCTTTACTGACCAGTACGGGGCTGCAGACCTAACGATCATTACCTTGAATGACTCGGCTCCAGCAGCAACGTCTGTCATTGGTGACATTTTGGCGGGGGACTATTCTGGAAATTTGAGTGCGCCTCAGAACGCTTTTTGGTGCGGTTATTTACCTGCTGGTTCAGTTATTCGGGCTAGATCGGACGCGGGTAACGTTGCAGGTTCCGCTACCAAGTTCACTCAGTTCACCATCACGAGGGTCGCATAAATGACCACAGCACTTTCTGATTCTGGCCTGCAGCTTGCCTCAGGCAACATCATCGACCTCAAGGCCGCGATGCCTACGACGGGCACCTACACGGCGGGGGATATTGTTCTGGAATCCACCACGGGCGCGAAGGTGTCCGGGTGGAAACGCCTTACCACCGGCTCCGCGCATGTGCTTGGAACTGACTGGGTGTACTTCGCTGGCACGGCACTGGTGCAGGCTAACCAGACCCCGCTGCCGGGTGTGGCGACGCTGCTTTCGTACACGCACGGGCTGGGCGCTGTCCCAGTATCCGCCGAGCTTGAACTGGTCTGTCTGACAGCCGAGTTTGGCTATGCGGTGGGCGACGTGGTGATCCCCGGCATATCCCCGGCAGCGTCACTCATCATGCCGTTCAGCGTGGCGAAAAACGCCACCACAGTCTTTGCGCGAACAGGCGCGAACATCGCTTTCCAAATTGCGCACGGGACCACTGGCGCAAACTCCAGCCCCACGTCGGCCAACTGGGCGTGGCGTTTCAAAGTGAGGGCAGCATGATCGCCATCTTCATCCTGCTCCCCCTGTATGCCATCGGCATCCAGTACCAGCGCGGCGGCCTGTGGTACGCCGTGCTGCCCGTCACGCTCCTGGCCCTGGTGCTGGACGTGGTTCTCAACTACACCGAGCTGGCGGTGCTGACCCTGGACCGCCCGCTCTGGAACGAATGGACCTTCAGCACCCGCCTGGCGCGGCTTAGGTGGGAGGCTGACTGGCGCGGTGATCTTGCTCGGTACATCACCCGCGGCCTAGACGCTATTGCACCGAGTGGGAAGCACATCCAATGACCGACGACACCATCGACCGCCGCGACTACGGCCGCCTCGAGCAGAAAGTGGCCCAGCTGACCGCTGACGTCCACGAGCTCAAGGAGACCGTGGAGGCCATGCGCGACATGATGCAGCAAGCCCAGGGTGGCTGGAAAACACTCATGGCTGTGGGCGGCGCCGCCGCGGCCTTGTCCTCTGGCGTGAGCTGGATGATCGCGCATTTGAAATTCGCCTGAAGGAGTACCCCATGTTCGCAGCACTTTTCTCGTTCCTGGGCGGCTCCGTTTTCCGCATGATCTTCGGCGAGGTGATCGCCTTCTTCGACAAGAAGATGGAGCACCAGCGCGAGATCGAGCGCATGAAGCTGCAGGCCGAGCTGGACCAGGCGCAGTTCGACCGCAACCAGGCGGCCATCAAGCTACAGGCCGAGCTCCAGGTCAAGGTGATCACCACCCAGGCCGAGGCGCACATCTCCCAGGCCGAGGCCGACGGCTGGCTCGAGGCCGTCAAGGCCGTGGGCCAGAAGGTGGGCATCGCCTGGGTCGACGGCTGGAACGCCTGCATCCGTCCAGGTGTTGCCACCTGGTCGGTGATCATGATGACCCTGGCCGAGTTCGGCGCGGTGGCCAAGCTGAGCGATGACGTGGCTGCCATCTGCGGCGCCGCGCTGGGCATCTACCTGGCCGAGCGCAACCTGTTCAAACGGGGCAAGTGATGGACCCCATCGAGGTCGCCAAGGCGCTGATCCGCAGGTTCGAGGGCTGCTACCGCGGCCCTTACCTGTGCCCGGCGGGCGTCCCCACCATCGGCTACGGCGCCACCTACTACGAGGACGGCACCCGCGTCACCCTGCACGACCCCATCATAACGGTGGAGCGGGCCGAGCAGCTGCTCCTGTGGCATGTGGAAAACGTCTACCTGCCGGCCGTGATCCAGCTGTGCCCTGGCGCCAAGGAGCCCGGCATGGTGGCCGCGCTCATCGACTGGACCTTCAACCTGGGAGGCAGCCAGCTGCGCGGCAGCACGCTGCGCAAGCGCGTCAACCAGGGCGACCTGGAGGGTGCCAGGGTGGAGCTCATGAAGTGGGTCTACGCGGCCGGCAAGCGGCTGCGTGGGCTGGTAGCAAGGCGAGCTGCAGAGGCCGCGCTGTTTTAAGAAAGGCAGGTCTGTATGACTGCACAAGTACCCGCGGCAATGACCGTTGAAAACCTGACCGCCGCAGCAATCACTGCCCAGATCAACGCGGCCGTGGCCGCCAAGCGGGTGGGCGACACCGTCCAGGTGGTCAGCACCTCCAGCGGCGCGCTGGCCACTGGCACGACCATCATCCCGTCGGACGACACGATCCCGCAGAACAGCGAGGGCACCGCGCTGGCCGCACTGGACACCACCATCACTCCAACCAACGCGGCCAACAAGCTGCTGGTCACGATGGTCTTGAACGTGGCGGCCAGCGTGGCCGTTCAGGTGATTGGTGCGCTCTTCCAGGACGCCGGTGCGAATGCCCTGGCGGCGGCTGACTTCACCACCGGCGGCGCTGGCCAGATTGGGCAGCTGACTTTGGTGTTTCAGATGACCGCCGGCACCACCAGCGCGACCACCTTCAAGGCCCGTTTTGGCCCCGCCAGCGCAGCCACGGTGACCGTCAACGGATCGGCCGGTGCGCGTTTGTTTGGTGGCGTCATGCTGTCGAGCCTGACCGTCGCCGAGATCAAGGCCTAAGCCTTCTTGCTGATGTTCATCAGCGGCTGGGGCACTGGCTCTGGCCAGCCCTGGCGCCAGGCCTGCGCGTCATTGGCTGCGATGTCGGTCTTGGCCAGCTCTTCGCGTGCTTTGTCCAGGGCCTGCTGCAGCGCCTTGACTTCACGGCCCTGGCTCTCGTAGGCGTCTTGCAGGTACTGGTAGGCCTGAAGGTGGCCGGGGTGCCATGGCTGCTTGAAGCCTTCCACCCACAGGTCCCCGTTGTGGTCGATGCTGGCCCGCTGCCACTTCCAGCTGTTGGCCATGCCTGGCAGGCGGCCCTGCAGCGCCTCGAGCGCCAGCACGGCGGCCAGCGGCACGCGACTCTTGCCCTCGAGCCAGCGCTGCACGGTGCGCTCGTCGATCTCCAGGCGCTGGGCGATGGCGCTGGGCGACATCTTGAAGTAGACCAGGTCCTGAAGGTACGCCACGCGCTCGTCCTGGCGGCGTTCGCGTGGGGGCTTGGGATTTAGCATTCTGGCAGCTTACCTTTAGCAACTGCTGCGGTCAACACAGCGCATAATGTGTATTTCGTCCCCGGCGTTGCTGCGTGGAGACAATGAAGTAAGGCCCGCAAAATGCGGGCCTGTATCAGCGCACTGCTAAAGCCTACGCCCTCGCCCGGCGCGCGTCAATTCCCACTTGTCCCGGCACTCGGCATCACACCAGCGCACCTCGTCTGCGGTGATCTCATCGCAGTACAGGCAGCGGCCGGTGGCAATCGGGCCGGTGGGTTTGCGGATGGTCTGGGCCAAGCTGCGCTCGAGCTCCTCGCGCTCGCTGGCGATGTCCAGGTTGTCGCTCATTTCGCTTTGCCTTTCTCCAGGCAGTAGGCTGCCGCCACGCGGGGGTTCAGCTGCTTGTTGGCCACCGTGACTGCGTACTGGCACTGCTCGAAGGTGTTGAACTCAGCGGTCGTGCTGGCAATGGTGCCGTTGCTGCCCCACACGAAAAGGAAAAAGATGTAGGTCATTTCAGCCACTCCGGTTTGTTGGGCACGGGCGCCCAGGCCCGCCAGAAGGGCTCGCGCCCGTTGTAGTTGCCGTAGACGGCCACGCCGCCCTGGCCCAGCAGCTGGACCTTCTGCCCCACCGGGCAGCTGGCCATGGGCTGCCAGAAGTAGTCCTGGTCCACGGCCACTGTGCGGTTGGTCTGCGTGGTCATCCCCGAGTCTCCAGCTCGATCAGCAGGTTGATGAAGTGGCGGGCCTTCTCCAGGTCCTTGATGCCGCCCTTGTCGCGCCAGCGGGTCAGGTACTTGATGGCGCTGCCCTCGGCGAAGGGGATGCCGTTGGCATGGATGTACTCGATGGGCTGAATCTTCAGCTTCTTGTAGTGGTCGCCGCCCTCCTGGTGCTGGAGGGGGCTCACGTTGAAGTCGCCATTGGGGCGGGTCTCGATTTTGTTGTTCATGGTCTGTCTTTCATGTAGTCCATCAGAATTTGCTGCACGCTGGCCTTGCCATCGCGCCGCGCCACAACCACCTCGTCGAGCGTGTTGCGCGCCACGATGTAGTCAATGAAAACCCCATCGCGCCGTCCCTCCTGGTACTGGCGCATGGGGCCGATCCGCTCCAGAATCTGGTCGTGATACTCCAGGTTCCAGTCCTGGGCGAAGAAGCAGATGCGGTTGCAGTGGGCCTGCAGGCCGTCCACGCCGTGGCCCATGCTGGCCGGGTGGCCCAGCCAGACCTTGCCCTCGCCGCGCTTGGCAGCGGCCATGTGGTCGTCATTGGCCAGCACCAGGGCGTCGGGGAATGCGCGCTGCAGCCTGGCCAGGTCCGACTGGAACTGGTAGGCCACCAGGATCGGATCGTCGCCGGTCTCATCGACCAGGTTTTGCAGGGCCTCGATCTTGGCGAAGTCGCACTCGACCCAGGCGCCCTTGCCGTAGCGCTCGGGGTCCAGGTACACCGCACCGTTGGCCAGCTGCAAGCACTTGAGCGTGAGGCTGGCGGCGTTGAAGACCTCCACGTCCTTGCCATCGAACTGGGCGAAGAGCTCCTTCTCCAGCTCGCGGTACTTGACCCTGGCGCTGACCGAGAGGTCCACCTCGATCACGTTGACGATGGGCTCCTGCAGGTCGAACCAGTCCTTGGGGTCCAGGGTCAGGCACAGGTCCTTCAGGCGCTCCTGTATCTGCTCCTGGGCGTGGGGCATGATCACGGGCACGATGCCGGGCTTGTGGCTGATGGCATCGATCACGCGCTTGTAGGCGAACCAGCGCTCCTCGAAGCCCGAGTAGCTGCGGCCCAGGCGCTGGCCCTCATCCAAGAACCAGGTCTGCCCCCACAGGTCCTTCAGCCCGTTGGGGCTGGGGGTGCCGGTGAGGTTGATCCACTCCTTGACCTGCTTGTGGGCCACGCTGCCGATGGCCGCCGCGCGCTGGCCGCCCTTGTTGATGCGAAAGCCCTTCAGCTTGGTGGCCTCGTCGGCGATCACGCGCTTGAATGGCCAGGCGCGGCCCTCGCTGGTGAAGTGATCCACCAGCCAAGGCAGCTGCTCGTAGTTGGTGGCGTAGACCGCAGCGGGCTTGCGCAGGGCGGCCAGGCGCTCCTGCACGGTCCCGCAGATGGGCACCACGTCGAAGCCTCGCAGGTGCTCCCACTTGCTGGCCTCGGTGGCCCAGCCGTCACGGGCCACGCGCAGCGGCGCCAGCACCAGGGTGGGGTCGCTGTCGCCCATCACGTTGTAGGCGATCTCCAGGTGCGAGAGGGTCAGCACCGTCTTGCCCATGCCAGGCTTGGCCCACAGCGCGCACCTGGGCTGGCGGCTGAAGAGGTCAGCTGCCAGGGGCGCGAAGGGCCTGGGGGTGTACAGCCTACGCGAGGAGCTCATCGACGCCACCGATGCTGTCAATGACCACCACGCGCTGGCCCATCGCGCGCATGCGCTCATGCTCGCGGTACTGCTGGCGCTCGTGCGGGGTGTGGGGGAAGAGGGCGGCCAGGCCGGGGGCCTTGAGCTCGACCCACAGGGTGCGGTCGGTGACCCGGCCGTCCACGATGGGTGGCAACATCACCAGGCGGTCGGGCGCGCCCTTGCGGCCCTGCCAGGTCACCTTACGGCACTCGCCTCCGACCTCGCGCACGCGGCGGGCCAGGTAGTCTTCAACGTCTTTTTCAAGCATGGGGGAATCCAATTCCAAAAGCTGCGTATAAGTCTCGCGCTGCGCGCGCCGTGGGCTTGTTGGCCCAATACTTCGCGCGCTCGTATTCCCGCTGGCGCTTGCGCGCCTTCTCGGGATAGGTCACAGGTCCGAAGACCTTGCGAAAGAGAGTCAGCCACACGCCGCAGTCCTTGCAGTGGGAGGCGTAGCGCATGCTCTTCTGGTTCCAGCTGTAGTGCTTGGTGGTCTTGGCCTCGCCGCAGCACTCGCAGACCCTGGGCTGGGCGTCACGGTTGTAGGCCATCAGTGCGTCACCCAGAAGACGACGTCAACGACCAGCACGACCATGGCGTAGGCCAGCAGGGTCAGCAGGGCCAGCAGAATCAGGTCCTGCTTCATGGCTTCATCTCCAGGAAGTAGATGATCCAGGGGGATGCGAACAGGGCAGCGATGCCAAGGGCCTCGAGCAGTTCGCGGATGTAGCGTTTCATTTGCAACTCCTTTGGTTGATGGGAATTTTATTGTAGCACTTGCTAAAGCGTTGGCCACACTTTTAGTGGCTTGCCCGCAACACTCCAGGCGATCTCGACCATGATCTCCATGACCTCCTCGGCGCTGGACCCGGCGCGCGATGCGTGCAGCGCTGGTGCCATGGGGTTCTCGTAGCAGAAGGGCGAGCCAGGGCGGTGGGCGTAGTGGTAGCCGCCACACCGGCACAGCTTGTGGCCGCTGGCCTGGACGTGGGCCAGCATGCTGGTGAAGGTGGCGCGCCTGGAGCGGCACTCGGGGCACCTTAGCATTCTGGAAACTCGTCAGCGGTGGCCTGGCGGCAGTTGTGCAGCTTGCCCTTAACGTCCACCAAGGCCCAGCGCACGCCGGTGTGGTGCCACCAGGTAGACTTGCCGCAGTACCTGCACTTGACGTGGGTGTCGCGGGGCTCGTCGTGGTCGAAGGGGTCTGGCATGTCAAG